TGACGATCACACCAGAACAACTCAAATTCCGCAAAGGGAAACTTGGTGCAAGCAGCTACGGTCAAGCCTTGGGTCGAGGGTATGGTTCGAAAACTAGGGCCGAACTGTTTCACCAGATGAAGGGGAATATGCCTCCTGTGAAGGAAACCATGGCTATGCGTGTGGGTAACTTCATGGAAGCCTTCATTCTGTCCGAATATTCAAAGCAAACGGGCAGGCAGGGGGTGGAATTCCCCGAGACACAGATTCACCCTGATGAACCACGTATTATCTGTCATTGTGACGGCATCATAGCCGATAAGAGCCGTTTAATTGAAATAAAGAACGTAGGGCCAAGGATGCACAGTGCGTGGGACGATGGCGTACCTGACTACACCTGGATACAAGCCTGCGGGCAGTCTATGGTAACGGGTATCATGCAAGTGGATGTCGTTGCTTACTTTGGGGGGTCCGAACTGCGGGTATATGAGCTTACCTTTACAAAGGAAGACCATGCCAAGCTATTCGATGGGTTGATGGACTTTCTGGGCTATCTGGATCGTGATGAAGAACCACCACACGAACAGGCTGACCTTCCTAACCTTGATAAGTATTATGAGGTTGAGGATAATGATGACAGTGTGCAAGCTACCAAACAATTCAGGCTGATGGCCCAAAGATTAGCCTCTCTTAAATATGTAAATAAGGTGAGCAAAGAAAATGCTGATGAAATGAAAGAGTTGGAATTTTATCTAAAGGAATACATGGGTACACGTACTAGCCTTCTAGGTGACGATGAAGAAACCCTGTTCACCTGGAAACAAGGCAAGGATAAGACTGTCACGGATTGGGAAAATATGACCGTTGATTTGTGTGACCAATATAATATAGCCTCTGATGATTATGTGGCTTCAATGGAAAGAAACACAACAACCAAAAAAGGTAACCGCACATTCCTGTGCAAAATAAAGGACTAAACTTAAGATGCCTAAAAAGAAAGAAACAACTCCCGAAGTGGAGCCAAAAGAACCTACAGTAGTAACACATGAGCGTGTAATTGCCACAGCTATCAACCAGATTAAGAATAATGTCAAGTCTGTGAAGATGACGGGTAAGGTGAACTATGGTAAAACCAAGTACGACTATGCCAGCGAAAATGACGTTATCAAATCCTTACGTCAAGCGTGTGTAGACACAGGGTTGGTAGTTATGCCTTCTTATGTATCTCATCAAACAGATAGCCGTGGGAATGTTGAGTGTGTAATGGATGTCAAAATCTCTCACATTACTGGCGCAGTTTGGCCTTACGAAGTACGCACGGCTGGAAACTGTGGAAATAATAACCTGTTAGGCGCACAGACAAGTGCTATGCGGGTATGGTATTTAAAAACCTTCCACATGTATACGGGTGACGAACCAGAAATGGTAGATCAGGCTAAAGGTGATGGGTCTATATCCACCTACGTTATGCCACCTAAAGACATCGTACAAAAGAAGATTCTAAAGGAATTTCCAAGTGCTACCCTCAAAGATAAGGAAAACAGGCTGGCGGCACTTAACCAAAACCTACTTGCAGTAGGCGGTAACCCTGTGGACAGCCCAGACAAGGTTACTGACGATGAATGGGCTAAGATCGCAAGGAGTATGCAATGAGTATTGCAATTAATCAGTGTAATTTCGCGGGTTATCTGACCCGTGACGCAGAAGTCAACACAACCGGTGAACGCGCCAGAGCTAATTTTGGTATCGCCATCAACGGTTACAAAGACTCTGTTCTTTTTATGAATTGTACGGCCTGGGGCAAACTGGCAGAGAATGTCGGTCCCAACCTGAATAAAGGTCAACCCATTTATGTTACCGGTGAACTGGTGATGAACGAATGGAACGACAAGGAAGGCAATCCAAAGTCTTCTACTGACCTGAACGTGCGTGGTATCCAGTACCTTTCAGCGAAGGGTGAGACTGTATCGGCTGGGAACAACGAAAGACTGTTCCAACCGCCACCAAAGGAAACGGAAGATATTCCCTTCTGATCAATCAGCGGAAGTGACCATCTGCTATACCTCGTAACCCTTGCTAGGGGGTTGGTCACATAGCATTGTTTGTAGATGGTATGGGGGTGTTAGCGCACCCCCGTATTTCTTTAACACGGATACGGAGACAACAAATGAAAGTAACGCTGAATGAGCATGAAAAAGCAATAGCAATACACACAACAAAGATGCGAAGGAAAGAGGATCGAGCAAAGGGCAGGAAAGATGTAATCAAACCTGAAGACTCCTACGATTGTGATGAACGTGGATCGCTGGGAGAAATGGCGTTCGCCAAACACTTCAATAAATACCCTGACTTCACCATGGTACCTGGAGACTATGATTTTATAGTTGACGGGTACAGGGTAGATGTCAAAACATCCAAAGGCCATAACAACCACCTTGAACTAAAGAAGACAGCCCGTAAGGGTCGCTGTGACAGGTTCGTGCTTATCACGGGTGTATTCCCAGAATACCATTTCCGTGGCTGGATAGCGGATCGTGACTACTGGACGGTGTGCTTTAAGAAACCCTACGATAACGGTGACTGGTCCTGGTGGGTAAAACAAGCCGACCTAAACCCTATGGAGACATTTCTACGATGAACGAACTTATCATAACAATTCTGCTGTTGGTGCCAGCAGTTAATTCTGACAAGGTAACAGGCTGGAACGTGGGAGCCGTACACAATCAGGTACAGGTTTCCTTTGAGCATGGGTTAGAGGCATCATATTCAGCTACGATGGTGCCGTGTCATACCCGCCCAACCAAGGAAGGCTTTATTGTTTATCACACAGAATCCATGGGCCAGGAAGTTTGTTATTTGACGGACATTAGCAGACCAGTGTTGGTGCGGTACACGGTTGACCACTGGTTTCCTGCAACCTATAAAACATATAAGGGGAGACAATGAAACCACAGAACTTTGAAGGATGTTGTTACGAAGTACGTGTGTACGATAAAGACATGAAGTTGAAGTACACCATCCCGCACAAGGATGTTTTGCTAAAGAGATTTAAAGAGGCGAAAGCACCTAAATACAAACCCTATGGAATGTTTGGAGGTGCCGCATGAGTTATCTCGATTGGATAATCGCTGTAGGTGTAACTTCGATAATTATATTCACTGGTTGGACTATGTATCACAAGCCTTACCCGCCAGATGCAAACATTACGATCCGTGTTACACCCTTACCTGACGGGTCTTTTGAGGTGACAGACAAATGAATAAAGAAACCCGTGCAATTTTAAAGAGCCTTAAACATCTCGACATGGTTATGGTGGAGTGGATAGATGCCGAGCAGGAGTCTTCTGGTTGGCAGGATATTACCGCGCCCATCGGCACACGGGTTGTAGTAGCCAGGACGGTGGGATTCTATTCGATCCACAACAAGTCACTACTGCGTACCTACTCTAACTACGACCCCTCTAACGGCATGGGTACAGGCAGGGATGATATACCCCTGTCAGCTATTAAGGGTATCTTCAAACTTGAGGTGAAGAATGCTGTGGATTGAACTGGCAATGTCAACCGTCACCCTGTACAGCATTTGGCTTGTTTGTTATGGACACTTGCTTCCAGGCATATCTTTGGGTATACTACTACAGTTTTTTTGGATAACACTATGGATCGTAACGGCACAGCAGGGGATTATACTTTTAGATTTTGGAATACTGGGTATTTATATTAAACGGATACATGACTTGAGGTTTTGCGATGAGTGATACATTATTATGTAACTGGTGCCACAGGAGAATGGATGCGCCAGAGCATTACAAACATGAGGGTGAGGATGCCTGGAAATGCCCGAAGTGTAAGAAGAGAATTTACATCGTTGGAAATGTCGGGTGTATGGGACCAGCTAAACAAATTTCTAAATCAGTTATGAGAAGAGTCAAAATTCAAAGTGAGGAAGAATGAAACATATAATTTCATTGGGGGCAGGCGTTCAGTCAACAACTATGGCATTACTAGCCCAGAAGGGCGAGATAACCCCCAGGGTAGACTTTGCAGTATTTGCTGACACTGGACATGAACCCGCCCATGTCTATACTCACCTGAACTGGCTTGAAACACAGGTGTCCTTCCCTATATACCGCACAAAATATGGCAACCTGTCGGATGATATGGATATGGTTCCGTTCTATATCATGAAGGATGGCGTGAAGGGTATGGGACAGAGGCGTTGCACCAAGTATTATAAAACCATGCCTGTAGAGAAAAAGATCAGGGAACTGTTAGGGCTTGAGCCGAGGCAGCGAACAAAGGGTCCAATCGCTACGGTGTGGGTTGGCATATCTATTGACGAAGTTCAGAGGATGAAAGACTCTACTAACAAGTGGAGTTTGAAACGCCATCCCCTCATTGATGCAGGCATGAACCGCCAGGATTGCTTGAACTGGATGGAGAAAAACAACTACCCAGAACCGGCAAAGTCAGCGTGTATCTTCTGTCCCTACACAGACAATATGCGCTGGAAGGATATGAAACAGAACCAGCCCAAAGATTTCAAAGAAGCGATTAAATGGGACAACGAGGTGAGAAATATGTCTAAAGATTTTACTAGCTACTTACACAGGAATGCCATACCATTAGAGGAGGCTGTTTTCACCGATGATGATATAGGACAGACCAATATGTTTAACGATGAATGCGATGGAGTATGTGGAATATGAGGAATGTTAAATTCAATGAACTACTAAAAGAAATACAGCAGATGCATGATAAGAAAAACACGGACTACGCCACCAAGGAAGACCCACTAGCCAACATTATGGGTTGTGTAAGGTTACACCTTCCCCCTTTGGCTGGCGTTACTATCCGGATGCAGGACAAGTGGGAGAGGATTGAAAACTTCTTCCGGAACAAGAAACTACTTAACGAGCCGGTGCGCGATGCGTACCTCGACAACGCTATCTATTCTATGATGGCTGTGTTGATTATTGACAGAGAAAAGGAGAAAATGGATGCCGTGCAAGAACTTGGGAGACGAGCGATTAAACATGATAAGCCAGATGCAAGTCCAACTTTTGCAGGAGATGGTTGCGATCCGGACGGAAATTGCACACCTGAAGAATGGACAGAAGGAAGCCCACAATACGGAAAACCCAGTGGTCCCAAAATCCAAACCGAAGCCGAAATACTCGGACCAAGATTTGCAAACAGCCAAGTTCATACTGGACACGATACGGGCAACAAATGATATTGTTGAACCTAATATGGATATGTGGGCTAAGGAAGTTCGTCTGATGCGGGAGATTGATAAGCGGAGCCATGTTAGCATACGTGACGCTATTATCTACGCTCACCAAGACCCGTTCTGGACCATTAACTGCCAAAGCCCGAAGAAGTTGCGTAAACACTTTGACCGTTTCCATAACATGCGGAAACAGGAAACCAAAAAGCAGGGGGAATCACTAGAAAACTACAGGCGTAAACGATGAAAGAGTTAGACGGTGTACCATATCACCGGGAAGCGGAACGGGAATTAGTCTGTAGCCTGATGGCTGGGCCAGACTATATTTTCCGTGTAGCTTCAGAGGTTGACCCGTCCTATTTCTTCAACGAAGATTTCAGGGCGGTATATACCAAGCTGTTGCAGAAGGCCCAGGCTGGTGAGAAAATAGAAGAAGTAACATTCTCTGATGGTGAGAGTGAAGACCGTAAAATCTTATTGATGAGGTTGTTTGACAATGCAATCACAGGAACCACAGCCCCGCACTGGGCTAAAAAAGTTCGCGAACACGCGTATGCCAGGGAAATCTATCAGCTTGGCGTTGCCTTTTCTCAACATGCGGCTCAACTTGAGGATTTTCAAGAGGCAGATTCATTCCTACGATCCAGAACAGATGCGGTACTGGAAAAGTTCAATATGGGAAGTGACGATACATACAGCCCCACCGACATCGGGGAAATCTGTAACACCATACAGGACAAAAGGAACAACCCTGGAATACATGGAATTAGAACGCTGTTCCCGATCTTTGACAATGTGGTGAAAGGCTTGAAGATTGTTAATCTCATAACTGCCCCGTCTGGATTTGGCAAGACCGCACTGGGGTTACAATGGGCTTGGAACATAGGTGTAAAGCAACGTATCCCTTGCCTGTACATAAACTTTGAGATGGGTGAGGATGAGTTACTTGAGAGGATGCTGGCATCTGGATCGGACACATTACTTGATAACATTCAACTAGGTGAAACAAGTGAAGACGAACATAATAATGTTTCCAACGCTAGTGCCGCACTTTCGGACAGCAAACTACACGTTACTGGCTGTGAGGAAAAAACTATTGACAACACGATTAATCTTATTCACCAGTATCATGCTCAACATGGTATTAAGTGCGTATTTATTGACTATATAGGGGAGGTGTCGAAGAAAGATGACGAACACACACTCAACACTTATGCGTTATACGGGAACTGGGTTCAACGAATTAAAGGAGCGTGTAGCAGACTTGACATTAAATCAGTCATCCTCGCGCAACTTAATCGCGATGGCTATGACGGACCCCCCAGTATGCAAACCGTTGCTGATTCCATGCAGCTTGTCCACAAGGCGCACGTTGCCTGTGGTTTGTACGAGAGTAAAGCTGGGGCTACGCATCTTAAGATATTTAAGAACAGGGGTGGAGCAATAGTACAGCCTATCCCAATGAATTTTAACCGAAAAACCCAGCGAATTACTGAGCTATGACACCACACAAAAGTCACAAAGAATTATTTGATTTGTCAATTACAGTAGACGAGGTGGACGGTCAGGGGATATATTTTTTTTGGGATGATGGTGTGTGTGTTTATGTTGGGAAGTCAATCCACATGGTCAACCGTGTAACAACCCACAAGTATGGGATTCCTAGACATATAGGGCTTGATGGAAAACTTGTACTACCTGGGCAGAAGGGTCGGAAAAAAGGACAAACTTGGGTAGACCACAAACGCCCTAAGAAAAGAGTATTCAAAATATTTGACAGGGTTACATTGTTACGGTATGCCGGTACACACAAATCCCTGATAGAGTTAGAGAATTACTATATTAAAAAGTTCAACCCAAAATACAACGGTAACACATCAGGAGAAAATAAATGAACGATGATATTTACAAACTTGAACCTGACCCTTCACCGGAAGACATTAAGGCAATAGAGGATGGTTTAACGGACAAGCGGCTGGGAGAAGTACCAGCACAGGTTGATATGCAGTATGTGTTGGGCAAATCCGCAGACTATATCCACACACAGGGCGATATGTCCATGCAAAGGATTATAGAGGCTAACCAACCAGACTGGCAACAATGGCCTGTTAGGTTGCATCTGGATGTCATTCTCAAACAGTTATTGAACACGGTGGGTATGCTACAGGCACAGATGATTGAACTTGAGCGTAAAGTGGAGAAAATGAAAAATGAAGGGAATTAAATTTGATCACTTTGTTTTTAATAATGACGGAACAAGTATTACCGAAGATCAACACACTCAATTATTAAACAGGTGGATTGAAGTTGTTGAGTCAATGGATATGATGACAGGTGGCGGTTCAAAATTAATGGATGAAACAGAAATGGAGGATATGCAGGATGTGTAAGCGGGGCGAGTATGAAATTCTTAGTGTCCCATACGCGACCTGGATTGTCAAAGATACGACCCCAAATCCCAAGGAAGTCAAAATTGATAAATGTCTTGTTCCACAAATTAAACAACTGTGGCTGGGGGGAGTTAGAACATATGGTTGTTGTTGCCAACATGGTAACCCAGACCCATATATGCCCCAAAATGGATTTATTTCAATACACTTTGATGATCTTAATAAGGCTCTAGTGCTGGGGTTCGAGGAATTAAAAACTAGACGAAAAGACCCAACCGCCCCCTGCTACGCATTAAAAATTAAACAGGAGGTTGACAATGAATGAACTTGAATTTGACCTGTACGTGCCGGTAATATCTCAAGCTGGTGCTTACGACAAACGCCCTATTATGAACGGTCTGGGTGAAGTTGTAACTTATATCTCTTTTGGCCTTGCGGAAAAGGCTGGTCATGCCTATATTAGTGAAGCTGACAACGGGTTTGATATGGCTTTACATATCTGCCGCGTACAGCCAGGTGATATGGACGAATCAATTAATCATTGACTGAAATGGAATTTCTTGTAATACTTTGGCTCGTTATGATTGATGGGTCTACAATAACCTCTAAGCATAGAACCATGCCGGACTGCAAGACTGCAATGCTTCAAGCTCATCTGGATTATCCTCAACTGGAACGGGCAGGCTGTATGAGGCGTAGACTACCAGACTACAAGGAGACAAAATGAATCCTGAAAAACTAGATGAATTATTCTTTACTAAGGTTAAGGGGTGGAAATGGTGTCATATTGCTGATTTAGGGCAATCATTCAAGGGCTGGCATGATGAAAATATGGAATATCAAAGAGAATTACCTCCCCTCCGCAAATCCCTTGATCTTCAAGAGGAATGGCTGTGGCCTGAGTTGTGGAAGAAAGGGATAGACTACGCCCACTTTGTATATGAGGTTGGCAATAAAAATATCATTTGCAGAATGTGTACGATGGTTGGTGGTGAAAGTCGAAAAGCTAAAATAATGTATGGGAATTTATCTCAAACAAAAGCCATAGTCCAACTCACAGCGGGATTAAAGGCTTTGGGGATTGAGGTGACTGATGAATGACAAAGAACTTGCTGAAAAGGTTGCTAAGAAGTTAGGCGGTGAATTTGTTGAGTGTGGTGATGAGTTACACTTCTCAAAAGACGGTTTTATTGAAGGAGCTAATAGTTTCTACGATTGGCCCACATTCGGTCTGATGGTTGAAGATGCTGAACGGAGAGGGTGGTTGCCAACTTGGAACTATGGACGATTTCAGTTTGACGAAATTGCAGGAATCGGACACACAGAGGTTTATCACTCGGTGCAACACGGTCACATCAAAGCCTGTGCCTTGGCATACCTCCAAATCCCTGATTTGGCTCCTTCAGGAAACCTGAACGATGGAGATACCAGATGAATAATTGGCAACCGATTGAGACAGCACCAAAGGATGGAAGTTATGTAATTGTTGGAAAATCGACATGGAGAATAAGCTGGCAAGCATCATGGGGTGAACATAGCCTTGCTAAAACCACCTATGGATGGAGCAGATTTAATTCACAAGGCCAAGATTTTCTACTACCCACCCACTGGCAACCTTTACCGGAGCCTCCAAAAATAGAAGATAAAGACACCGAATGTTACAAAAACGGTTGCCCTGACTGCTTCCCTGAACTAACAGAAAAGGATGGCAACAAATGAATAACTGGAAACAAATGTCAGAGCAAGAGCAAGCAGAATGGTTGGCTGGTTTCTGTGGGTTTGAGTTATTACATACCGCATGGAAAAATCCTTATGGTCAGCCAATGTGTGTTGATGAGCTAACAGACTTCTTCAATTCCCCCGCAGGATTTATGGCGGTTAAAAATGAAGTTGTAAAGAGAAATTTAGAATTTAGTATTCACTGGTTCAGGCATGGGGAGCTTGGAGATGTTTACGGAGTTACTGTCGATATTATGATTGACTCTAACACGCCCTTTGCTGTTAAGCATAAAGACTTAGAAGAAGCATTTTATGAAGCTGTTTTTATGAGTATGGAAGGCGGTGAGTGATGAAAGTTCATATAGAAAACTTTGAGCCAGTTTGGGAAGGTGGCAAGCCTTATCATTTTGAGAAGGTGGGGCCTGCGTACCTCAAAGTATCACCAAAATTTAACAATAAAGAAAAATATATTGCTAAGGCAACGGAAGGCCATTTTACGCTTTATGTCCACGACTTCCCGTATAAGGGAAAGACTGGTGCATACAGGCTTGTTCCGCCAAAATTCAAACTCGGTGATGAGTTGTTTAGAGGGGAGGAGCGGGCAAAAGTTTACACGGTAATTGGGATTGAGGTGATTGAGAGACAGACACCCGAAGAAGTAGGCACTATTCTTTCATTGACAGAAACCAAAACTATATGGCGTGATAAATGGCACTTCAAATATCAACTTGAGGAAAAGAAATGAATGAAAAACTTGTGCTGACGGATGAGGAGTTTGCAGGACTGAAAACAGACCTTGCTAAGTATGTGAAACAGGTGGTGCTTAAAAGAAAAGAGTTTGACAGCCTAATCGCCACTATTGAGAGTTTGAAGGAAGAAGTCCTATTAGAAAAACAATCTGCATCTTCTTATAAATTTAGCAACGACCTACTAAGGGGGCGGTATTGCTTTGAAAAGTATAAAGAATTTGAAAGAGAAGTTGAGAGTTTGAAGGAACAGGCAAATCAAGACATGGGAGCTTTTGTTTCTATGCCAATGCGAAGGGATGAGCTTGAAGAAGAAAACGAAAAACTCAAACAGCTAACGTGTGAACTTGAAGATGATAGGCGCAAATTAGATATAGCAAATTACAAGCTCAAAAGCCGTTTGTAGACTTTCAGCATTAAGCAAGAGGGAACAAACGGTTGGTAGGGGGGTTGGCCCTGAATCGGTGGGCGAGAGTCAGGTACTAGGCTATGATGCTGAATGTGCTTATAGCTGATGATGGGAGTTGGCACAGCCCCCTTGCCTTAAATTCAAATACCACAGCATCCGGTGGTTTGCTAATAACCTGGGGCAGCAGGGTCGGATGCACTAGCCCAAAAGGGCCATGTCTATCGGGGAGCTAACACACTCCCCGTGGCCTACTTTCAAATTAAGGAGATAATCAAATGGAACTTAACAGGCGTAGTTTTCTAAAGAAGTTGGGTATAGGAACGGCTGGTGTCGCGGCTGTATCTGCTGGCTTGAATCCTTTAAAGGCTGTAGAGGCTAAAACGGGTGCTGGTTGTTATGAAACTATTATAGGGGTTGATCCTGGGCGTGTTGAGAAAGGATACATGTCAACCGTATTCAGGAGTAAAAAAGAAGATTTAACAGACGTTATCTACAATATCAGCCCCATAGAAACACCGATGACACGTAATTATGAATGGCAGACTGACAGCATATCAACCAATGCTGATCGGTTGTCGCAGTTTGAGAAGGATAGCTTATCCAGGCAAATAGCTATCGCGGGTAGGAAAATGCGTGAGGATATGATAACCCATTTTAACACTAAAAAGTAGAATTTATAGGCTGGCCCTGACCGTACAACCCAATGTGTGGGTTGCAAGTCCGATGAACAGTGAAAAGGGTACACACCAGCTTAGTCTTTTTACTCCTAAAATGAAGAAATCACCAAACACTGTCAAACCAGAAACACCCTATAAACCCATGAAAACAAAAGCCCTTAAAACTTTCTTCGCAAGGTTCCCATTTCTGTGATACTATGTAAAAGAGATGTCCAGAAATTTAAGTTTATCGCTAAAGGACAAATCCCCTAAAAGAGGCTACACCTAACTGGTTTTGAGTTAGGTGAATGAGATTTAGATGTTTTGACTGGTTTAGATTTTAATGGAGAGTTGTATGCGTAAGATAGAATTGACACAGGGGTTGTTTGCGGTTGTTGACGATTCGGATTATAAATATCTGAATCAATTTAATTGGTGCGTTAGTGGCAAAAAAACATCCGACAGGCGGTATGCTACAAGAACGGAAAAAGGGAAAAAGGTTTCTATGCACCGGGAAATTATGAATGCCCAACTTGGGGAATGTGTAGACCATATTAGTAGGGATGGCCTGGACAACAGAAAATCCAATCTGCGTATTTGTACCGTTTCACAGAATGGCATGAACCGTAGAGGGAAAATCGGTGGGACTTCAAAATTCAAGGGCGTGAGTAGTCCGTCAATGACTTCAAAGTGGGTGGCGAATATCAGGGTCAACGGTAAAAACAAGTGTTTAGGTCGGTTTGAAAATAACGTAGATGCCGCTAAAGCCTACGATGTTGCGGCTAAGGAATACTATGGTGAGTTTGCAAGGACTAATTTCTAATGGGTGGTAAAGCATCCAGAGACAAAGGACAAAGGGGTGAACGTGAGGTATGCCAGTTACTAGGTGACCTTTTAGGCGTTGACCTTTCCCGCACTTTGGACCAGACTCGCGATGGTGGTGCTGATATAGTCTGGGAGTTGTGGGCCATAGAGGTTAAAAGGCGCATCAAATATACCCAAGGTGACGTAATGAAGTGGTGGGATCAGGCATGTCAGCAGGCCAAGACACTTGGTAAACATCCCGTTTTGCTTTACAGGGCTGACCGTGAAGAATGGGAATGCCTGATGCCGTATAGTTTAGAGGAAAACCCTAGCCTGTATTATGTGCATGGTGATATGAAACTGTTGGTTTCAAGGATCAGGAATGATTAGAGATGATGAAGATAGCCCTGACCAAGTCACCTCTAATGTGGATAAGTTTATGGCCTGGGCTAAGATGTATAGCATGGAAGAACCTACCCTAAACAACGTCTGCAGGATTGAGCAGAAAAACTTTCCTAACGTATGCCTAGCATTTCCATCCGGAGATGGTGCTTTCCCTTGTGGCTTTCTGATGATCTGTGACCACAAACTACCAAAGAATGTGGATAAGGTGATGGAAGGTATGGCAGAGGATGGATATTTTACCGTGCCAACCAATGACTGGGAAGCGGCTAGGGATATTGCTCTTGAATACCTGAAACATCAAAGGGAAGCAGGTGACCCGTATCCGGACCAACGCTACCTCCCCGATGAAATCAGTCTAAACTAACCACACTACCAAACCCCAGTTTATAGAAAATACCAAACAATCCGGTACTGAATCTATCATACTGGGACACAAAAAAGGTTCTTCCGGTGGTTCTTTAATCCTACCAGACCAAAACATTCTTAACTTCCACCTGTAATATACCCATCGACACATTTTAGTTCCTTTCAGTCAGACCAGTTCAAAACTTCGTTTTTCTCAAGTCTTCCTGTTAGTCAGACCACATGGATAATACCAGATAGATAATTATAAAGTAAATCATGGTTAATCCTCCAAATCTTTAAATTCTTCTTCAGGGTCAAACCAATTATCAGACACGATATGCCCTATAGCTGTAATTGTTGATTGGCTATCTTTAACCTTAACACGAATGGTTTTACCTTTTAAATCACACCATGCCGTGACCCCCGCTATTTCCATAACACGCCAAATCCAATGTCCTGCTGCACCAGTTTTCATGCTGTGGTGTTTAAAGGATTTTGGCAAATATAGGGCGTAACCACCAAAACACTGCCCAGAATTATCACCATAATCCAAAGCCACCCACGAACCAAGGGAACCGTGATCATCGGTTGTTATTGTTGCGCTTTTTATAATGGCATTTTTAATAATTAAAAAATCTTCTTTCATAGCTGTTTCTCCTTTAATTGCATCTCCTTATTGTGCTGTGTACCCCTGGCCTTGTTACATTGACCACAGGCTAACACAGAAGGGATAGTATTGTTGACCCTGCGTGGGTCGCCTTTATGGTAAAAATGGTCGATGGTTGCAATATTATTCGGCTGTTTAAACTTCTCACCCCTGCCATAATCAATCCAGACCAGCTTACAATTACACCAGTGACAGAAGGGATTGTTTTTAAATAGTCGCAACCTTCTCTTTTTTCTTCTTTGTTGGGAAGTCATATTAAAACTCCAATTAAAATTGGTTTCTTAAAAACTGCGTTTTTAAAATTCCCAGTCGTCAACGTCAACTTCTTTCCTGTTTCGCTTAGAGCCTGGCGGGTTAGGTACATCCGACAATAAAGGCTTTTTAGGTCTTTGCGTTAATACCATCCTATCCATAGCAAGGTTCACCATACTACCCTGATCAAAGCATTTACCCACTATCACAGCACTTAACCCGCATGATTTGATTAAGGTGTACATATCAATAGAACAGGACTTGGTCATTTGCAGGCGACATTTAAAGAATGTTCCCATTGGCAGATCGGCAAACTCAACTTCACACATTCCAGAACGATTAATTCCCGCTATGTACTTCGCTTTAATGGCTTGTACTTGGTCGATATACTCTTGAGTTTTGTAATGCATGGATTTTCTGGGCTTACCGTGTCGTTCTAATGATTTAGCCCTATCCTTAGCATTCCTAGCCACTTTAACAGGGTCGGTAAGTGCTTGGGCCTGTTCTGCCAGTTGAACCTGTAACTCACCTAGTACTTTATCGCATTCGCCTATTGATTTGATGGTTGAGAGTGTTTTCATTTTTATACCGCCATTGTTAAGGTTAATTGTAGTCCATCCTCACTTACGTCCCAATCTTCATTCATACTGAAATAATCTATTAATCGCCTGCTTTTATCGTCAGAATCGTATACCAGCATGGTATCGTTTGCCAGTAATACATGCAATAGATATTCTTTATCGTACAGACTAAGGGTAGGGTAAAGCATTAACATTTTTACCCGTGCTTCTTCTTTGTGGTTATATTCGGCATCGTTCATTGTATCCCCTTTATTAAAAGATTAAGAAATAGATTCTGGACTGCGACAACCACGGTATAGACTGTCAGAATGATTGTCAAGCCCCATAATGAACCAGTTATGAACCAGAATGTTTTAGCTTTCATTTTTTATGTCCCTTATCATTTTTAAAAGTTCAGGGTCCTTGATCTTCGAGAGAGTGTGAGCTAGGCTTCGCCTGATCAACTCGCTCTTTGACTCAATGCCCCAGTACGAAACCACTAGATTAAGTATGCGGTCTTGCATAGTGCTTAAATGGAACTGGACCAGTCTGGTCTTTTTCTCTGTTTTTACGTTTTCAAGCTGTTTTCTTATAGATGCCATAATATTATCCTTTTTGGAATGGTTTTAAGTGTTGGCTCTTTTTAATACAAGCTTTACAGGAAGTCAAACCTTCACCAGTTATTCTCACCCATCCATTAATATAGTCTGGTATTTTACCGCATAATGTTCTACCACTACTGTAGTCAGTAAGGTGTATTGTGGTATTTGACTTAATGTACTTCATTTTGACCCTGTGAGTTGTCGCCTAGTCCATTATTCCGGACCAGGCTATAGGTTAGTATTAGATTAAATTGAGCTGGCGTGCCATATTCTTAATAACGCCATATTTGATGTAATGACAACCGGCTGTTAAGTTGCCATGGTCGTCAATCTTTGAAACCTGAAAATGACCCGCGTGTATAGTCTTACCATTTGGCTTAAATACTGTTTTCGATGATTTGCACTTAGCGACCATCTGCCAGATAGCTTTGGCAAACTTGACAGGCATCTCTGCGTTTTGAGATGTTTTAACCGTTTCATTATCCAAGCGCAGTAAGACAGGGAAACTCATTCCATAACCTACAAAATTGTTACCGTTACGGAAACGGAATACCCTATCTCGAATATCATTAATATTCTTTTTACGTTCTGCCCGTTCCTTAGCCAGCTTAGCCTTCTCACGTTTCGCAACTTCTTTGGGATTATCCCATTTCGCATCGTTAGCCTTTTTCTTAGTTAATATTGTTTCGCTTTGCTGTGTTGGGAATTGATACTCGGTATAAACATTAAATGTTTTAGAATAGGACAACAACTCCTGAAAATGATCGCCAGCTCTTTTAATATGAAACATAGCCGAATCATAGGAGTTTAGATAACTTGATCGTTTTGATCTACTAGCAGTATTCATAGCTGATTCAATCATATCAATATAATGCCTCATATTTCCAGCGTGATTATCCCGATATGGTACGGTAAAGGTTTTAAGATGATCGACTGCCGATTCTACAGCCCATTGATGCGAGCTTGTGGTTACTGAGTATTTAGAACTATTCAATAGAACTGCATCTCTTTCAGCGAAATAACCTATCCAGAAATGCTTACCATAAGAATAGATTGTGTCGCCTTCAAAGAATATTGAACTTTTAGCATTCCGGCCATTATCCTGTGTTTGTTGCGCCCAAACATGGCATACCATGTCATTATTAAATACAGTTTTCATTATTGTATTCCTTATAAGATAGCGGGATTATGGATTGTATCTAATAACAAAACCGTAACATCATAGGTTTTTTTTGCCTTTAATAGTTTGCTAGCAATTTGTTGCGCTTTATAACTTGTTTCCGCCTGTACTTCTACTGTTTTGTTTCTATAAAATGCTTTGTAGTTATTCATTTTGTCTCCCTGTATGATTAATAATCCAATATAGAATATGATGGAACACGGTTAGTTCTAAAAGGTAAAGGAATATCAATACAACCGTGATTGGTGGATTGGTAATCCGGATGGAATGATAGGTAATCTCGGCCTAATATTCTGCGTAACAAACCATGTTCCCATTTACCATCAATCTTAATATAGTAATAATTTGCTTTATTATGTTTTATGCTTTCTATTTCGTGGAATCGTCTCATTTGTTTAGTCTCCTTGTATGATTAATCGTCTTTAACTATTAACAATATAAATCATCATAATGCTGCTGTCAATAGGCAAAGCAAAATAAACTGAAAATAGTTGCTGATAAATGAGACAAACCTGGCTAGCCCAACGTGTCAGATAATCGTTGCGTTACAATCGTTTAACTGGTAGTTTGATGGGGAATATTAATTGATAAGGGAAAAGACATGGGTAAGCAGGAGAAGAAGAAGTGCAACATACAGACTAACGAACCATTGGATGCTCACCTCTACGCCACAACCTATGAAGAATTAAGCCTGTTAATAGAAGACAGCCTGCTCCACGCCTATCTAAACACTAAACAGGAAGGAATGAAACGTGCTGTCGTCCGGGCCGTTGCTAGTTCAATATTAATTGTGGATATTGCGAAAATTGCGGGGGTGGGGGGGGAGGCTGAAGGCGGCCGGGTTGGTGAGAATGGGTGTCTACCACACTCAAATTCTCCCGAAAAAATCCCATATTTTACGAGCAAGGGTGAGATAGCGTATATTGACCCCCCAGAAAATCCCCCAAAAAATTTAAAAAATTACGAGCAAATCGGAAGGCGTATCTGCGGTATGTTAGAATCTTTGGCAAGTGTTGAACTAACGGATGAGGAATGGGAAGACAGTTACAGATTGTACGTGAAAAGACGCAACACAAAAAGAAGGAACGAGTCTATAGCGCAGGAGAAGCCTTAATGACTGATCCTTTTGATGAGGAGACAGGTGTGCCAAGTACCTGGGGTACTATGGTAGAGACTATGGTATTACAGAGAGGTTACGACCATAAAGGGAATATCCAAATCAACTGGAAGGAGTCGGAATGAACAGGCGTGAGAAGATTGAGGCTGTTGTTTATGAGCGGTTGAGGTATTGCCATGATTTAGATGCCCCTGAATACTACGCTGACAAGATTGCCGGGGACATAGAAGACCTTTTACACAACCCGCAGTCCGACATCTGGAAGCAATACCATGAGGAGAAGAAATGATCTGGTTGTTATTTATGATACACATGAGCATTACCCCACCCGATGTTGGGGTTGAACATGCCGAGATAGTTAAGACGTTCCATAGTGAACAGGCGTGTATTCAGGAGTTACAGAGCATATTCAAGGATGCTAAGGAGAGTGGTATGCCGGTGCCAAAGACTGTGAACCTTGGTTGTGTGCCTTTGAAGGGAAAGATGGTATGACCAAGGGTAAAGACGGAAGGCAGATGCACCCGAACAGTTTGGCTAATTTTGGTGATAACACACCACCGCCAACAAAGGCAGAGATTGAGTTTGGGGAAACATTTAAAGCGGATATTATTGCCTTATGGACCAAAATGACCGAGGGAAAGAAGTTAGACCAGTTGGAATGGGAAGAAGGTATGACGATTGGACAGGCGTTGATGTTAGAAGCGGCAAGGAAGTCACCTATGTCGTTTGTGAAGATGGCATCTACTTTACTACCGAAGGACACAGCGGACCGTGTGAAACCAGTATTGGATTTTGCGGAAACTTTAGCAAAATTAAACGCCCGTGTGAAAAAGAAAGCACCAGCCATTGAGGAGACTACCGAGGTGGTAGATATTAACGTGTTAGATGAAGAGCCGTTACCATTATGAAGACATTTAACCCCAACGAGTTTACAGAAATAACAATAGGGTGTTCAAACAGGTATTGTAGTTGTCCTGATTGGGAGTCTGGAATAGAGAAAATCAATGGTCCTATAATCCTAGATCAGGTTAGGACCGGCAATTATGTGGATGAGAATTACTTTAAGAAATTTGTTTATTGCCCGTGGTGTGGCGAGAAGGTTAGGGAATGAAAGTAGCCGTTATAGGATTCAGTGAGTCAAGTTACGATGATGCCCCGTGGGATGACCCAACCTGGGAGAAGTGGGGTATGCCTTGGGATGGGAAAGGTTGGGAGAGGTATACACGGTTGTTTGAAATGCACGACCCTATCTTGTGGGATTTGAAGCTGGCAGAGCATTTTATTGAATTTTGGGACGGTGAGAAGTTTCATAGGAAGTCACATCGTCCTGCTGATTATTACCCTGATGAGGGTAGAAGCGGGAGGTTGGTTGACTGCGCTAATTCAAAGGATCATAAATTATATGTGCAGGAAGGTGTTTTGGAGAAGGATGTTGTGGATAATGTTGGTCTTATCTCCTATCCTTTTGATAGGGTTGTTCCAGTGGTTGGGGAGTATTTTCAATCAAGTATCGCTTACGTACTGGCCCTAGCTATAACTGAGATGGTAGCGTTCCAAAAAAAACCAAAGAGCATAGTAGAAGTTAATTACCAGCAAGAAATAGCCTTATACGGTATAGACGTATCCCCAGATGAGGAATGGGCTTACCAACGGGCTTGTATTGAGTTTTTAGTTGGTATCGCCATAGGGATGGGGATTAAGGTCACGATACCTGAATCTTCTGCTTTGCTCAAGTTTCACCGGCAGTTCATCAAGTACGGTGCCTGTAACGTGGAATATGAGGGTAGGTACGGCAACATCGTACAGCCCCAGGTGTTTAAGCGGTGGACGTTAGGGGAGCATTATTCAGCCAAGCAGTTGTGTGAGATGAATCTACCGGAAGAACAGATGAGGAAGGCACAAGAGGCATTGCAGATGATTAAGAACGACAACCTATGACACCAGAAGTCTTACACAGATTAGAGATATGGCATAACGACCCTGTTAAGTTTGTCAAGCAGGCGTTAGGTGCGAAGCCTGAAAAATGGCAAGCTAGGACGATGAACCAGATTATGAAGGAAGACCGTGTAGCGGTCAAGTCTGGGCATGGTGTTGGTAAATCAGCTTTACTAGCATGGATTATATTATGGTGGTTACTAACTCGATTTCCTTCCAAAATCGCGTGTACCGCCCCTACATCCCATCAGTTGGACGATGTGCTGTGGGGAGAAATATCAAAGTGGTACAGGAAGCTTCCTGCGGGGCTGAAGGATTTATTAACTGTTACATCTGATAAGGTATTTGTAAATGCTGCTCCAAACGAGGGTTTTGCTGTTGCTCGCACAGCACGCAAGGAAAAGCCCGAAGCATTCCAAGGGTTTCATTCAGAAAATATGTTATTTATTGTTGATGAAGCTAGTGGAGTGGACCCTATCATCTTCGAAGTTGGAGAAGGTAGTATGTCAACTGAGGGTGCCAAAACATTACTCACGGGGAATCCTACTCGTACTAGTGGATATTTCTACGATGCCTTCGGAAAAATGAAGAAGTGGTGGTTCACCATGACGGTGGCCTGTACTGACTCAAGCCAAGCTACTGACAAGTATGTACAGCAGATGGAAGACAAGTGGGGCAAGGATTCCAATGTTTATTCCGTGCGTGTACTGGGTGAGTTTCCAAAGGATGATGATGACTGTGTAATTCCCAGAAGCCTGATGGAGTCTGCCATTGATAGAGATATTGTAGTGCCGGGAGATGACAAGACGGTATGGGGCTTGGATGTCGCACGGTTTGGTTCTGACAAGTCTGCGTTATGTGTAAGGAAAGGCCGTGGTATTGTCGGTAAGATAGAGACATGGCAGGGCAAGGATACCATGCAAATTGCGGGGATAATAAAGGCTAAATATGATAAAGTTCGAAACTTCCCACCAGAAAAACCTAGTGAAATCATGGTTGACAGCATCGGCATCGGAGCAGGAGTTGTTGACAGACTACGTGAAATGGGCTTACCCGCTAGAGGAGTCAATGTTGCTGAATCAGCTTCTGTCGACACACTCTATAGCAGACTTAGAGATGAGTTGTGGTTTAGAGCCAGGGACTTCTTCGACAAGAAAGATGTCACCATGATCAATGATGAGGATTTCATTGAGGAGATGTGTGCTGTGAAGTATGCGTACACATCCCTTGGTAAGTTGAAGGTGGAGAGTAAGGATGAGATGAAAAAGAGAGGGTTACCTTCTCCTGACCTTGCTGACGCATTTTGTTTAACCCTAGCCTACGAAACCATTGGCGGTGCAGATGGTGGCTGGGAAAAGAAACTTGAATATCCGGACTTGAATTTAGCCTAATGTTAGCTCCTGACTTGTATTTATCACATAAGGTTCTTTTTTGGTTGCGAAGTAATTTAGTGCCTATGTGGTTTAGAAATAAGTGGCCTGTGCGTAATTTTGGCTGGTATTGGCAAAAGGAAGATTTCGAAAGGGCAGATAAACAAGCTAAAAAAATAGCGGAGTTTTTTAAGAATGCCAATATTTGAATACAAATGTGAAAAGTGTGGCTTTACAAAAGAGGTAATTATTATCAACGTGAGCATTTCCGGTTACCCAGCCAAAAAGCGTTGTGATAAATGCGCTGGCATGATGACCCGTGTTCCTACAGCACACGCTAAAACGGCTGGTAAATGGCTAGTCTAACAAGGCACGAAAAGCGTGACTGTCTTATAGCCTATATGGGCGGTAAATGTGAGGAATGTGGTTATGTGTTTGAGGGGTGGAACGAAGGTGCTTTCGAATTCCACCATATCAAACCCAGAGATAAGAAATTTACCCTTGGCAAGAGAAACATGAACAGACGGTGGGATTCCCTACTGGATGAGGCAAAGAAGTGTAGTTTACTTTGTTGTATGTGTCATAGGCTGTTACACATAAAACAAGACAAGCCAATATATGTTAACATAAAAGGAGAGAAACATGCAAGAAAGACAACTGGGTAGTCCTGAAATGCGGATTGTGGAACGCATTGGGCATAGATTGGACAAAACCATCAGAAGGGTGGAAAAGCTGGAAACCCGCTTGGATTTGCTGTCTGGCAACAGCCAGGACGAGGATGAAGCCCCATTCATCAAGAAATTAATAGTTAAGGGAAAAAAGAATGGCAAGAGCAAATAGAACCACATCTGGTGGTGATAAGATGACAGAAGACGAGCTGAAAAGTATTCTGGATTTTGAGCTATACAACGCTTTGGGTCGACATGACGGGGAGTTATCGGAACAGCGCAGAAAGTCCATGCACGCATATTATGGACAAAAGATTGGTAATGAGGTAGCAGGCCGGTCCCGTATCGTCACCAGGGATGTGTTGGAGGTTGTAGAGTGGGCTATGCCCGAATTGATGGACGTATTTACCTCTGATGACACTGTAGCCATATTTGCCCCTAAAAGTGAGAAGGATCAGGCCGAAGCGGAACAGGCAACTGACTACGTAAACCACCTGTTTTTTAACGAAAACGATGGCTTTACCGTGTTTTATAACATGATGAAGGATGCCCTGTTACAGAAGACTGGAACTGTAAAGGTGTGGTGGGATGACACACCTGAAACTAAACGTGAGGAGTATACAGGTCTTGACGATTTCCAATTTCAAAAACTGGTTTCTGATGAAGATAT